ATCGTTTTTCAATGACTAATTTGGCTTCTTTTACCGCGCCTAGTATGCTTTTTCGTATGTCTATTTTTTTACTTTTTAAGGCACTGATAGACATATTTTCTAAATCCTCAACAATCTGTTCAAGTTCTTCTAGATTGCAGTCTTCATATTTTTTATATCGAGAATCTGTCATGACACACTTATTTAAAAATATATGATTAAGAATTAACCAATAACAAAACTATGCGGAGTACCGCCTTCTGAGTAATTTCCTATTTCGGCTTCTAGTCTTTCCATCTCTGCCTGTCCTTGAGTTTTCAAGGCATCACCGTTCAGTGACGTACCACCCTGTGGACCTGCGATAGTGTTGAACTTTCCTCTTGCTTCTCCTATCATAACTTTTGACACAGCAAGAGTGTAATCTCTGATCCATGGTTTGGCATATATGTCTTTGAACAGTGTGATGTCAGGTCTAAAATTGTCAGTATGCATCAAGACTGTCTCATTTTCTGCTCTGGGTCTTTGTGTGATTGTTAGTTTTTTAGTTGCAACATCAAAATGGAACTGTATAAAACTTCCAAACAATTTTCCTACTAATTCTTGGTATGAAGCAAATGCGTAGTAAGTTGCTAGTCCACCTGTCGCACCTGCTCTTAAAAGGTATGTATTTGTATATGCTAGATTGAAAGGTTCAAACAAGGTACCACCTTCTCCACCTTCCGTTCTTGATCCTACTGTTCTCCTGTTGAGGTTCCTAACATTTATAATTTCATCCGGCAAGATATATGTGTTTTGATCTTTCTTCAATTCTAAGAAAGCATAAGATTCTTCAACTGCATTTGAAGATCTTTGTCTAAATTTATTCACGGCTCTTTCCAGTGCCGTTTGATAGTGTTTTGGGTCTAATTCAACGTCAATCATGCCCTCACCGAGGTTGTTTTTAACGTAATCGAATATCTCTTGTTGACCTGTTTGTAGTTCTGACATACTCATATTTATTGCCTTTGCCTGTGCAATAAATATGTGTGATATGCCAAGATTATCCATTTTCAAGCCTGAAAAGGGCAACGACTACAAGTTCTTTGATCGCAACATCAAAGAGATGTTCACAGTGGGCGGAACAGACCTCCATTTCCACAAATATCTCGGTCCATATGATCAAGGTGATGAAGGAAAAGACGGAGCGGCATCTCCCAGCCAACCTAGAGTTACTGGACAAGATTTAAATGAAACTACCATACAAGATTTGTTATTTTTAGAGAATAGAGATAGAAAATATGCAAGTGACATTTACACTATTCGTGGAATATACAATGTGCAAGACCAGGATTTCAATCTTTCGCAATTTGGAATGTTTTTAGCAAATGATACTTTGTTTTTGACTGTACATATGAATGATATTGTTGAAAGAATTGGCAGGAAACCAATGTCAGGTGATGTGGTTGAATTTCCACACATGAAAGAAGATTATTCATTAGATGAAAGTATACCCATAGCACTAAAAAGATACTACGTTGTGGAAGATGTAAACAGGGCGGCAGAAGGATTTTCACAGACATGGTGGCCACATCTTTTAAGGTTAAAAATGAAAACTCTAGTAGACTCACAAGAGTTCAGAGATGTGATAGGTGACGCTACAACAACCGGATCGTTGGCAAGTTACATGTCAACTTTCAACAGAGAAAAAACTATTAATGATCAGATTGTAGCACAGGCAGAACAAGATTCACCTAAAGCCGGATTCAATTACAAACAATATTATGTTGCACCTATTGACGAAAGAGGAAATATAAGAACTGAAAACGTTAACACAGAAAGTCAAAGAGCAAGTAGTTCACGTACTGTAAACGCAACAATAGACACTCCAGCAAGTTCGCACTACGGATTTTACTTGGACGGTGATGGTGTTGCACCGAACGGAAACCCAGCAGGTTTTGGAATATCCTTCCCAACGACAGGAGTAGACAAAGGAGATTATTTCTTAAGAACAGACTATCTACCCAACAGATTATTCCGTTATGACGGTAATAGATGGATCAAAATCGAGGACTCAGTAAGAATTACAATGACTAACGATGATTCGAGAGCAAATTATAAGACAGGATTTGTAAACAATTCAACAGAATCAACTATTAACGGTTTAACTGTGAAGCAGAGGCAATCTTTGACAGATGCGTTAAAACCAAAGGCTGACAATTAATAATGCTACACTTTTACGACGGACAGGTAAGAAAATTTTTAACTCAATTTATTAGAATATTGAGTAACTTTTCTGTTGAAACAGGAAAAGCAAAGGACGGTACAGTTGCCTTAAGAGCAGTGCCTGTAACTTATGGTGATCCAACTAGGCAGGTTGCGAATATCATACGTAATAATAGTGAAAATGCCTTGCAGTACACACCACGCATAGCCTGTTATGTCAGAGAATTGAATTATGACAGGGACAGAATGCAGAATCCATATCATATTGAAAAACAACATTTAAAAGAAAGACGTGTGGACAGTGATGGAAATTACACAAATGAATTGGGTGCCGGTTATACTGTTGAAAAGGTTATGCCTTCGCCTTTTAGGTTAGAAGTCACTGCAGATATATGGAGTTCTAACACCGATCAAAAATTGCAAATCATGGAACAGATATTGTATCTCTTTAATCCAGACTTCGAGATACAAAAAACTGACAATTACTTAGACTGGACCAGTTTAAGTTATGTTGAACTAACAGGAACAACGTTTAGTTCTCGGACTATACCAGTTGGTGCGGACACAGAAATAGATGTTGCCTCTCTTACGTTCTCAATGCCGATCTGGCTGTCTCCACCTGTAAAAGTGAAAAAACTAGGTGTGGTACAGAAAATAATAATGAGCATATACGACGACGATGGCGGTATAGCAAAAGGGTTGATAGATGGAGAATTAACATCAAGAAGTTATATTACACCAAATAATTTTGGATTGCTAGTGACAGGGAACCAATTAAGACTTTTAGGTTCAACAGGAACAAGTGTGAAGTCAGGTGGAGATGGGTTCCACACAGGTGCCAATGCTCCTTCAAATCTCGATCCATTCGAAACATTTGGGCCTCCTGTTAATTGGAAATTATTGCTGGATCAGTATGGCAAGGTCACAAATGGCACGTCACAGATAAGATTGATGCAACCAAACGGGAATGAGATAATAGGAACAATAGCAACGTCAACACTTGATGACACAATATTGCTGTACACAATAGATCAAGACACTGTGCCAGACAATTCACCTGCGCCGGTAGGTCCAACAGTCAAAAAAATTATAAATCCTGCAACGTTTGATCCAGGTACACCTGCCACAGGTGACAGATATTTGATTATAAACGACATCGGGGATTCGACTGCAAGTTTCCAAAGTTCAACATGGGGATCAATAGTAGCGAGTGTTGGTGATATCATAGAATATGACGGTGCAAAATGGGTTAAGAAGTTCGACGCATCACATCCTGATTCGACACAACACTACATTACCAACTCGAACACAGGCATACAGTACAGATTCAACGGTACAGAATGGGTCAAATCTTACGAAGGTGTATACACACAGGGCAATTGGAGTATTGTTTTAGATGGAGGCGCAAGTCCTGGATACAATTCATCAATTGACGCAACCACTCCATAGTTGTTATAATAACTTATGAAAGATGACATAGTTTGTTCAGGTGCGTTGTTCTATGCAACAAGCACGAAACGTTTCCTTTTCCTACAAAGAACCGACAAAAAAACACAAGGAATGTGGGGTCTAGTTGGTGGCAGGAGTAAATTTACTGAGAGCGCCTTCGAAGGTTTAAAACGTGAAATAGAGGAAGAAACTGGTAGTTTACCAAAATTTAAAAAAGTTATTCCACTTGAGATGTTTACGTCAAACGATCAAAAATTTTATTTTCACACCTATCTACTAGCAATTGATTCAGAATTCATACCAAAGTTAAACACAGAACATTCAGGATATTGTTGGTGTGCATTTGAATGCTGGCCTAAAAATTTGCACATGGGTCTAAGAAATACTCTTAATAATAAATCTATAAAAGGCAAATTACAGACAATATTAGACTTAATTGTCTAACCAGCACTAATTTTAAGAGTGCCACTATCGTTCCATAGTTGCCCTGCATTGTTTGGATCGCTGGTTGGTAGATCGGACACCATTACTTTACCCGAGTCATTGATCATTACTTCACCACTCGAGTCGGGAAATGATACATTACGTCTCGTTGTGGATTTTCCTTTTATTCTAGTGGTCTTTCCAGTGGAACTTTTAAGAACCAAAGGTAGATCGTTGAAGGCAAATATACCATCAGGTTGCACTACAAGTAAATTTTTGTGTTGTCCTGCTTTCCTACAAGTGAATTCTATTGCGGAATCGTCTTGACCAGAGGTTGTGTCCTGAATTTTTACACCGATGCTGGCATATCTAATTGTGTTTCCTGCACTGTCGTTGCCTTTGAATTGTATCTTACCCAGTCGATCGTTGTTTGCCGGAGATGCACTATCTCTGGTTAGCGTCATGTGAGGACCAGGCGCATTTGTGTCTGCTTTTGTGACCAACAACAAATTGTTTTCGCTAGTTGATTTATTTCTTACTACTAGTTTGTGATAAATTTGTTTCTTGTGAAAGTCTGGATCATTACTCGTGATCGGTTTACCTTCAGGATCGTCATCAGCAACTTTTAAAAGACTGTAAGTTTTTTTTGCCATTATTCCTCCTTGATATATTTTTTACCTGTTAATTTTTCGATATCCTTGATCATTTCTTCCATATTAACACGCAC